CCTTTGTAGAAGTTTCTGCTTGTTTATTAGTATTTTGTTTAACACTAGCTCGTCTCTGTTTACCAAATTCGTCTGCTAATTTTTCTAAAATTTTTGTTTGTTTGTAAGCTTCTTCTTCTTGTCTCTTTAGAGAGGCAGCAATAATATGTCTATCTTCGGTTGATGACGCTTGAGTGTTGATAGGTAACATTAACTATTCCTTAGATTTTTTTGTTTTCTTTTATCATTATCATCATTTATATCTGATATAAGCATAGCAACATACGTATCTCTTTCCCATGGTATCATATTTTCTATTTCCGTCAATGAATACTTATGATTGTGCATCAATTTAAAATTTAATTTAAAGTAACTATATAACCCCTCATGGGAAAGGGTCAGACGAAAAAATTTTCTAAACCTTCTAGTTTTAAATTATTTTTAGTTCCGCAAACGTTACAATCCTGTTCTACACGGTGTACTAATTTTGGCATAGTTAAAAAGAAATTTTCCAACATATCAAACTGCAATTTAGAAAATGAATTTACAAATTCTAATAGTTCGTCGCTTGTATATTCTTCATATACTTTGTCTTTTGTATAAACAGATTTTATACAAGAGCTTAATAATAAAATAACCCTATCAGATTTAAAATTTTCATAGATATCTATCATTTCATTAAATTTTGGATATCGCATTTCTAAAATAATATCATCTGTTAATTGTATCTTTGATGTATGGTTGTCGTTTTTTTCTATTTTTGCATTCGTTAAATCTAGATCAAATGGAATTTTATTATCGCAATTTTCGCATTTTAATGTTAAATGCGTAATCTCACTTATAGACTTTGCTCGCATATTTAAAAAGATATATTCTATATCAAAATTTGCAAGCATGTTCATATCTAATTTATTGAATGTACAAACATCTACTAGCTCAGTTACAATCCTTGTAATTTCCTCACTATCTGATTCTAGTGATGTTAGTAATATTTTATATTCTTTGACTAAGAACGGTCTAAATTTTATTTTGTCTCCGGTTGACGGTAATTTCAATTCATAGATTGGTGTTTCTAATTTAGGTAAAGCCATATTATTTCCTTATTTGTTATCTGTTAGTGTTTCTACCTGTAGTAATTAAATTACCAGCTTCATCATACCCCGGTCTACCGCCCATAAACGATGACTGTATTTTATCTCCCTGTGTAGATGTAGTATCTACACCCGGATACTTTACAGAATTTGATATACTATGAACTGGCGCCCAACGTCTATAGGCAAAAGTTACGTTGAGTTTATGTACTTGATTTTGAGTAGAGTTGCTTAACTCTAGCATACCCACGCTTCTAGGAAAGGCGTCTTCTAAAATTGCAGAATATACAATATTATCTTCTTCATCTAATTGATTTATTTTTATTTGAGATACATATGATGCGGGCTCGTATACAAAATATTGATTTGGATCTATAATCTTACTAACCCAAATATCAAATATAGATTTAATACGCATATTGGCATCGACTAAAAATGTCATAGGTATTCCTTCTCCACCATAATCTATGCTAACTGGTCTTTGATAGTTTGGACCATAAATTCTCTGTTGCTTAACTCCTATATTTTGACTAGGAAAACTTGCACTGTCGCAAAATAAACTAAGAGCATTTTGTTGAACTTGAAGTTCAAGTTGAGCTGAAAGACTTCCTGGAAAATATATATAGACCTCAAATCTATTTGGTTTTGCTAGACCAGCCTTATTAACAGTGTTAATAAAATTTTCAGGGGAAAAATGTGCTTTAGCCATTAATAATACCTATTTTTTTGTTTAACGTCTTGCCAGACTTTTTCTTTTTTCACTTTTCTAAAACTCTCAACAGGTAACATAGATGCAGTAACCCAATCTGTATAATTTATTTTTAAAAATCTGGATCTTAAGTGATCATTTAAATAGTGTTTCACGCATGCAGTTGCAGCTAAATATTTCGACGAGCTATTTAGTATTTGCCAAGAAATTTGTATTCTTGTATCTTCGTTTATTGTTTTATCCAATGTCAACTTACTCAATTCGCCCAATAATTTATATCTAGCTAGATATGGTAAGTAATGTAAATTTATTCCTAAGAAACCGTCCTTAACTATTTTAAACGGTAGCACCAAGGGAACAGTATCATAATATGGTAATTCAAGTTTATATTTTGGATCGTACATAAAAAGATACATCTCACCGGGGCTTATTCTTGATGTTAATTTTTCATTTCTAAGTAATTGAGTGCCAGACATATTTTTGCCTAAACTAGTTACTTGTTCTCGATACCAGTTATAGGATTTTCTAACATCCCCAGCATTCATATTAACTTGCTGAAATATATTATTTGCCATTTATAATTCCTAAATCTTTTTCGGTTAAGACCATAAACTTCATATTTCTGTCCTGACAGAATTCAAAAGCCGCTTTCCATTTTGCTTCATTTACTCCATACTGAAATACTTCATCTATAAACTTTTTGGTTTTTTTCTGAGGTATTATTGGCGGTTTTGTAAATCTTTCGGGTTTTATCTCTATTAAATACTTTTGAGCAATCCCAGTTTTGGCTTTAACTTTGATATAAAAGTCCACAAAATACCTATGTATTTTTCTATCAACTGGGGATATATAAGGAACAATTACAGTCTCAGACCCCCACTCCTGTACTGAATCATTCAGATCGCACCACTTCATAAATCGCAATTCCCACAAGGACCTATAGACAATATTGTTAATATCGCCTCGATATTTCCCAGGATTCTTGGCCCTAAATTTTCCTTTGTATGTTTTGGTGTATAACATCTATATAAATAATTATGATCCAACAATATTTATATAGAAAATATGTCCAACGTAAACAACCCAAAAGATGCTGTAGATGCAAGGCGCCAAAATGCGGGAGAAGGTGTTTATGCAAATCAACACAAAACAGGTGAATATCAAATTGGAACTTTAGAGTTTCCAATAGGCCTAAGACAAAAGCCAGATATGCAACATTATGTTGCATTTTATATCAATGTTCGGGACAAAAGTACAAAAGGAAAAGTTGCTAAAGAAAAAGATTATACTGTAAGTAATCAAGAACAAACTAGATTAGATGCCATTAGACGATCAAATTTTTCGCAAACAGCAGTAGAATTTGCTCGCACTAATATTAAAGAGAATGCGGGGTTTCTAGTAGGAGTGTTAACCATCGGCGCGCTAACTAAATCCATGTTAGGAAAAACTTCTACGGTAGGGGATCTTTTAAAAGCCGGAGGAATTGGCGTAGTTGGAGGAATAATAGCTAAAGAAGCAGTAGACGAGGCCTTAGAATTTCTAGATAAACAACCTGCATTTGCATCTGGAAAAACTTCAAGACTCAAAGAAGTTATTACGTTGTATGTATCAGAAAGACCGGCAGTTAAATACGGCACAAATTATGCAAATAAAGATATGGGTCTTTTGACCGGTCTTCTGGTTCAAGGAAGTGCAAGTGGAAGTCTTAAGGAAACGATTTCTAATGCTGGCCCGGAAATTGGGGCCGCCTTGCTAACACAATTAGCAAAAGTACCATCTTTAAAAGCCGGTGGAGGTGTAATAAGTGATGTACTAGAACTGAGTACACGACAAAAAGTAAATCCATTTAGAGAAGTTTTATTTGAATCTGTAGACTATAGAACGTTTCAATTCTCTTATAAATTTTTCCCTAAAGACAAATCTGAAACCGAAAAAGTAGAAAATATAATTAGAACATTCAAGCAACATATGCATCCAGAATTGACGGATAATAAAATGTTTTACATATACCCATCTGAATTTGATATAGAGTATTTTTATAAAGATAAAATAAATCCACATATCCATAGATTTGCTAGATGTGCACTAACAAATATGTCAGTAGAATATGGCGGCGAACAGTTCGTAACATTCGAAGACGGTTCTCCTGTAGAAATTAATATGTCTCTGACATTCCAAGAATTAGAACAAATGACGTCTGAAGGAATAACACAAAATGAGTACTAATCTTTTTGAATCTTTTCCTTTAATATCATATACCTTAGATGATGGAGATACCGAACAAGTTGTCGCTGATATTTTTAGAAGAGCTATTTTATCTAAAGAATTTTTAGACAATAACTCATATTTTGAATTGTATGATGTATTGGATGGAGAAACGCCTGAAGAATTATCTTATAGGTATTACAGTACTCAGGATTTGCATTGGTTAGTGTTACTGACAAACAATATACAAGATCCTAGATTTGAATGGCCTTTATCAGACAACGATTTATATAAATTTGTTGTTAGTAAATATGGAACAGAAAAAGATGTGTTTACAGTCAATCGAGCAGTCAACGCACAAAATTATCAAGTTGAAACCTTTTTTCTTTTAGCAGAAGATTCGACGCACAAAAAACCAAAAAGAATACTTATAGATTTGCCAGAGACCGAACAAATTAATGTTCCTATTTCGTATAAAGAATCAGACATTGGAACAGATTTTCAAAGCAATTATGAAATAGAACAAGCCAAGAATGAATCCAATAGAAGAATCCGAGTATTAAAACCAAATATAGTGCAAGACGTAGTATCCAACTATATTAAAACAATTAACAAATAATGGCTGAACAACTTTTACAGGCCCCGGGTCTGGTAGATATAACAGAATTAATATTATTTTCTGCCAACAAAAAATTAGATATAACGAATTTTTTAGTCGAACTGAATTTATATGAAAGCATTTTTAATCCTGTTGTATCTGGAACATTAACACTTGCGGATAATACAAATTTATTATCTCTTTTTCCGTTAATAGGTGAAGAATTTATTTTCATAAATTTGGTAACGCCGTCTTTGGATGATGGAAAACGAATATTTAAAACCTTCAAAGTTTATTCTATTGCGAATAAAGCATATGCAAAAGATGGTAGCACAATTATATATGAATTAAATATTGTTTCAACAGAAGCATTTAATGATACACTAAACCCATTGTTCATGGCGTTTGACGGAACTCCGCAACAAATAATAAGTAATATATTTTTAAATTATTTACAAGCCGTTAGAAATTTGCCTCTTTCAAAACTTTCAGGAAATTCTGCAGATATAGACAAAACTCCCTTAACATTTTTAGAATCTCCAGATAATATAATTAAGTTTGTTAGTCCAGGCTGGTCTCCTATACAATGTATTAATTGGATTGCTAGTAAATCTTTACCGGCAAAAGACAAAGCGGCAAATTACTTATTTTGGGAAACAACTAAAGGATTTTATTTTAGTAGTACTGACAAACTTTTTAGTAATGCAAAAAGACTTTTAAATGGAACATATTTTTATTCACAATCTTATATTAATACTCTAGGTCCAGATGAAAAATTTAAAGCCATGTATTCTATAAAATCTTTAAGTGTTGAGAAAACTTTAGATCAATTGGACAATACGAGAACAGGATATCTTTCTAGTACATTAATTGATATTAATCTTTACAATAAAACATTTAAAAATGTTGTATATGATCATGGTAATAAATTTACTGGGTATTCTCATTTAAATGATAATGAAACCGTACCTTTATTTGATTTATCTACAGTAAGAAATCCTGCAGGATATATAGAAATTAATTATAGTGTGCCAAAATTACACAATAACACAAATACAAACTTTGATGAAATATCTAAATATATGCACGGCAATCGAAGATCCAATATGTTAGAACTTAATAATTTTAAAATGCAACTTGTTGTTCCGGGTAGAACAGATTTAGAAGCAGGAAACATTATAAAAATAGTATTTCCAAAAGGTACACCTGGAGCATTGTCTTCGCATGATAAGGCAGCTGATATACACGATAAATTATATACCGGGTATTATATGATAACAAATTTGTCACATAAGATAAATCCAAAAACACATTATATAACTATGAACGTAGTTAAAGATTCTTTTCCTAAAGCAGAATATTATAAGGCATTAAAATGATATATGGGAATAAATTTGTATGGTGGACTGGGGTTGTTGAAGATAGAAACGATCCCGAACAATTAGGCCGCTGCAGGGTAAGAATATTTGGGTTTCATACTGACGATGTAACACTATTGCCAACTAGAGATTTACCTTGGGCTATACCTCTTCAGCCTATAACATCTGCTGCCACATCTGGTCTTGGGCATACGCCTGTGGGGATTGTCAATGGCAGTTGGGTAGTTGGTTGGTTTTTGGATGGAGAAGAAGCTCAAAGGCCACTAATTATAGGAACAATCGCAGGTAAGCCAGAGAAACAACCTGAGGGAATAAAAAAACAAAAACAGGAAGCAAACAAAGCTGAAAAAAATATTGTTCGAAGTGGAGATGGTAGCCCTGTTGTAGACCAAAATAATAAACCTATTACTACTATAGGAAACGTTAATAGAGAAGATGACCTCTATCCATTAACCGCAGATGATTTAAAAACTATTTTTGCAACCATAGGAAGTAAAGCATCCGGCGATGATATGACTAAAGAAAGTATGGATGGTAGATTAGGCAAATACCAACTAAGCGTACAAACATTAGTTTCCTTGGGTTATGTGAAACGACCGAATAATGATTTTGCTCTTACTGCATGGACAGATACTAATTCAAATTGGACAGGCAAAGATGGAATTAGTTCTAAAGCTGAGTTTTTAAAATCGGAATCTGCTCAATATAACTCCATGCTATCTGCAAGCGAATCTAATTATAAGTCGTTATTGTTATCGGGTAAAATTACACAACAAGATGATCCAAAAATTATAGGCGCTTTATTAGGAACCTCATTAGTCATAGGTGTTAATAATTCGGATAAATTAAACAAAAAACTTGAAAGTGGAGTTTTAGTAAAAGATTATTTTGTTTCTGTCAATTCTGCATTGGGAGGTTCTTCAGATGATTTCAATAATGATATAGAAACTGCATTAACATACTTAGCAGATGTAAATGCAAATAATCAAGGTATAGTAAATAATAAAGAATTATTAAAACGCAGGGGATTTTCCGATCCAAATAAAGAATATCCTAAATACGAATATCTGGGATTACCGGATGTCAATAAATTGGCATTGGGGGATGAAACACATAATACGTTTAAAGTAAAAAGCAATAAAAGAGTAACAAGTATACCATTACCAAATACCACACAAACTTGGGACGAACCTCGCCCAAATTATGGCGCGGGTTATCCATATAACCAAGTTACTGAGACAGAAGCGGGGCATGTGATTGAATTGGATAGTACTCCCGGAGCAGAAAGAATTCATGTATTTCATAAGTCCGGTGCTTATATTGAAATAGATGTTAACGGGTCTATGGTTAGAAAAGTTATAGGTGATAATTACGAAATAATTGATCGCAATAATTTTACATATGTTAGAGGATCTCATTGTTTAACCGTTGAAGGCAAGATGAGTATGCTGGTTAAAAATAGCGCCCACATAGTAGTAGAAGGTAGTTTAGCTGTAACAAGTCACAAAGATACTTCAATAGAAACTGCAGGTACTACAACTATTACTGGAAAAAATATTAATGTATCTAGTACAGAAAGCTTAAATTTAATTACAGAAGGCTCATTAAACTTGCAAGGTAAAAATATTAACTTGTATGCAAAAGGTGGATCTATATCGCAAAAAGCAGGACAAGATTTTTCAATGGAATCTGGGACAGCAAGTACTTTTAGTATTAAAGGTGGACAATCTTTATTAATGGACGCGGCTATAATAAAAACAAAAATGGGAGCTAATGCTATAAAGGGGATTGCATTTGGAGCGCTTCCTCTACCTGAGGCAAAAACTATTGACGCTACACCAATACCAGTATTAATTAGAGATGTTGTTCCAGAATCCTTTTTTGCGTTTGATGGTGGAGAGCCCGATGCTCCCGCACATATTAAAACCTTAGAAGAAAGTGGACAAATGAATAATGATGTTGTTCCTGTAGAGATACCAACAGAAAGAAAAGAAACAATAATATCTACAACTATTAAAGAAGGTGTAGTTACTGAAGTTATAACTCCGCCAGCAATAACTAATACTACAGAAGAAACTGTTGTTTTACCAACAGAAAAAGTTGTAGTTGTTTATCCTACAAAAGAAGTTGTCGTTGTTAACCCAACACCTCCAATTACTACAACGACAACCATAACAACAATAATTGAAGATGAAATTGTTATAGTGAAAAAAGTTGTTAAGGATGCAGTTGCAAATACTACAGTAACTTCTACAACAACAACCAATCCAAATGTAACAACCAAGGTAAAAAATATAACAAAGTATCCTACGACGGATGCAGAAATTCGAGCATTCCAAGAATCAAAAGGATTAACGGCGGACGGCGTAATAGGACCAAAAACTGAAGCAGCGTTAAATGCCGCGGGATTAAAAAATCCAACACCTGCACCAACAGTGGCGGATACTAAAGCAACAACAGATTTGACAGGAGCGGCAAAAGCAGCAGGCACAACAATCTCAGCATTTACAACTGATACTGTAGATGCAGGAGCTAAAATTATAAACAAAGCAATTGCAGCGGTAAAGAATATTTTACCCTCATCTAAATGGTAACATAATATGGTAAATAAAGTTGTTGTTATAGATTTCACCGATAATACACAAAAAGCATATACTGGCGTTCCTGCTACAATTCTTGATGATAAAGAAAAAGCAGGGAAGCTTGTTAAAGCTAGAGCTAAACGAGATTATCGTGATAAAGAAATTCAGACATGGAGCATAGAAGATGGACAAACATATCTTGCTCCAGAAATAGATAACGAAATTGCAAGCGCAGTAGATTTTCCGTTGACTTTTAAACTTACAGAAAACGGAAAATATGTATTAAAAGATTTAGTTAAATCGACATTAAAAGCACAACGAGGTTTAACAGTACAACAAATAGTCCAAAATATAAGAAATTTAACATTAAATTGTATTGATCCTATTAAGAAAAAATATCCAAAGATGGTAGTTACCAGCTGTTTTAGAATAACTGGAGAAATTGGCAAAGAATCTGAATATACCGACCATGGATTAGGGGCAGCAGTAGATATGGGGTTTCCTGGTGATAGCGGGGAAAAATATGTAGAAATTGCTACATGGATTAAAAAAAATATACCACATAAACAATTACTATTGGAATATAGAGAAGCAGTTGACCCCCAAACGAAGATTCCATTTGTTAAGAAATGGATACATGTATCTTTTATTCAAATTAATGGGCAGGTAGTTAAATCTGAACTACCCGTTGCTACATTTTGGAATGATAAAACTGCAGGCGGCGGCGCAGGTGTTTTTTTAGCTTTAGCATAAGGTTAATAAATAACAAATATGGCAACAGAAACAACAACTAGACAATACGTAGACTTGGACCTTTCTTTTAAGGTTAATCCGTTTACTAAAGATCTTTATCTAAAGACAGATGAAGATGCGGTTAAAACATCAATACGACATCTATTAAGAACAAACAATTTTGAAAGACCGTTTCATCCTGAAATAGGAACTCAAATACGGTCTTTAATGTTTGAAAATTTTTCAGCTGCGGTAAAAATTGCACTTGAAAGAACAATTGCTGAATCTATAGAAAAATTTGAAACGCGGGCAAGATTACTAAAAGTAAGTGTTGATGAATATGAAGATAAAAACGATTTACTAATTAACGTTATATTTACTTTAAAGAATGGAAATACCCCAATAACAATAACAACATCTATAAGTAGAGTAAGATAATGGCAAATTACAGATTAGCAGAATTAGATTTTGATCCAATTAAGACAAATCTAAAACAATTTTTAACAAACTATAGAGACAAAGATAATAATCTTATTTTTAAAGATTATGATTTTGAAGCGTCTAGTCTTAATATTTTATTAGACATACTAGCATACAATACACATTATAATGCATACTTAGCAAATATGGTTGCAAATGAAATGTTTATGGATTCTGCAGTAAAACGGCAATCTGCAGTATCAATCGCAAAACATTTAGGGTATACTCCATTGTCGTATAGAAGTTCTAGAGCAAAGGTATCTTTTACAGTAACGGATCCTATTGATTTACCCACATCATTAACTTTGCCAAAATATTCTCCCTTTGTGACAAATATTAGCGGCAAAGAATATACGTTTGTAAATTTAGATGCAGTAACAATTTATCCGCAAGACGGAATTTATTTATTCGATAATTTGGAAATTGTAGAAGGACAACCATTAGTTTATTCGTATAGAGTGGATTTATCTGGTCCGTCTGAAAAATATACGATACCTAATGAGAATGTAGATACTAGTACTTTACGAGTTACTGTTCAAAAATCATATACAGATCTGACAATAGAAAGTTATACATTAGCGGAAAATTTAGCGGTAACATTGCCAACGTCTAAAGTATATTTCTTAGAAGAAAATCCCTCAGGATTTTATGAAATATTTTTTGGTGATAATGTACTTGGTAAAAAATTAGAACCAGGCAATATAGTTAAAGTTGAATATTTAATTAGTTCAGGAATAGATAGTAATGTTTCTGGAAATATAGTGCAGGCGTTCTCACTAGGAATTCAAATTGGAGGTGTTACAGTAGACACTAGTATAATAGCAACACAAAATTCTACAGGAGGCGATGTTGCAGATACATTAGATGAAATAAAATTTAAGGCTCCTAGATTTTTATCATCATATAATAGAGCAGTTACTGCAGATGACTATAAAGCAATAATTGAAGCGAATTATCCTTTAGTCGATTCTATAGCAGTTTGGGGAGGAGAAGACAATGATCCTCCTAAATATGGAAAAGTTATTATATCACTAAAACCGTACGATGGATATACAATTAGTGAAGCAGTCAAAACAAATATTAAAGAAAATATTTTAGCAAATAAAAAAGTAATATCTATTATTCCGGAGTTTGTTGATCCTAATTATCTTTATATTAATATTGATACATCTGTTAAAGCACAAACTAAAAACTCTAGATTTACTATACCTCAAATAGAAATATTTGTTCGCGACGCAATAGAAAGATATTTCACACAAGAATTACAAAAATTTAATAAGACTTTTGTTTTTTCTAAATTATCTAAAATTATTGATGCAGTAGACGGATCGGTAATAGGCAATACCACTTCTATAAAAGTAAACAAAAGAATAATTCCAATTATAGGTGCGTCAAACGGTTATACCGGTGACACTGTTATAAAATTTGCAAATCAATTAGTACCCGGTACTATAGAATCCTCTGCATTTTATTATATTGTAAACAATGTGTTATATACAACATACCTAAAAGATGTATTAACTGCAGAGACAACAGGTACAATAAATTTAATAGATTTTCTCACAGGCACAACATTGGTTTCTGATATAGGAAGTGTAGATTATATTACGGGACAGATATCTTTTGCAAGTTTAAATATAACAGGATATATTGAAAATGCAAACGATATTAGAATATATTCGAGTATCGCAGGACTGGACATTAAAACAACGAAAGATATAATACTTGTGTTAGATGACGGAAAAGCAGACACAGCAACTAAAAGATCAAGTGGTTTAACTACAACTATGATTGCAGAATAAAAATGATAGATAACGTTTTTGAATCAACCGATTCTGGGCCATTAAAACTATTTGGCACCTCAAAATCTAACCAAACAAATGGAGATTTGACTGGTTGGTTCTATCCGTTATTTTTAACTAGAACAGAAGCAATACAAGAAGACATTGATCGTGGCGGAAAAGGTATATACATAACAATTACATTTTATGATATTGAAGGTGAATTTTATACTGCAGATACGTATGGTGTGTATGGTGCTATAAAAGATCCATTAATTTATACACTGCATACTGGCGCTGGCGCAGAAAATCCTTTTTCAAGAATACAAAATAGATTATCTGTATTAATTGAAAATCAATTGCCAGAGTTTATACAAACAGATTATGGAATGTTTGTTACATTTATAAAAGCGTATTATGAATTTTTAGAACAAAATAATCAGGCACAAGAATTATTGCAAGATATTACTAAGTATGCAGATATAGATACCACATCTGAAGATATGATTAGTAAATTTTTAAATAATTATGCATATGATATATCCGCATCTTCATTATCAGATAATAAATTTTTAGCAAAAAAGATAAGAGAAATTTATAGCAGAAAAGGAACCGAAGAAGCCTATAGAATTTTATTTAATATTTTATATAAAGAGACTATTGATTTCTTTTATCCATATGATATAGTTTTTAGACCATCTTCAGGCAAATGGGGAGAATATACTACCCTGCGTGTTAAACAAATGGATTCTAACGAAACTCTTTTTCAATTTAAAGATACTGAGATATTAGGAACCACATCTAAATCAACTGCGGTTGTAACAAATGTACAACAAATAGATTTAAATGGAAATGATGTATACGAATTAATTTTAGATAATAAGAAAACCAAAGGTTTTTTTATTGGTGGAGAAACTATTACTGCAACTAAATCTGTATTATTAGGAACCACAATAGATACAACACAATTATCTGCAACATTATATTCTGTAATTTCTAAAATAACTGTGGTAGATGGTAAATTAGGATATAAAGTTAATCATCCAATACAATATATTATTGACACAGACGGCAATGGAAAGTTTGCTAAAGCCGAGGTATCAAGTGTAACCAGAGTAGGGTCTATAGTTAGCGTCGAAGTTAAAAATGCAGGTATTAATTATAGTAGTAATATTGTTATCGTGCCCGGTGCGCCAACTGAAAGCCTTAAAGGTGGTTATACTATAAAAAATGGAATAGTTACAATTACTTTTCCAATAGAACATACTATTAAAAAAGGTACACTTTTAAATATTAGATATACTGGCAACATTTTAAGCCCAGTTGATAATACATCACACAAAGTAAAAGTTGTAACTGTTCCAGATATCAGATCAATACGATTTAAATACCCAGGATTTTAAATGGCATATACACTATCTTATAGCAGAACTACAGCATCCGAAGGTGAAGCTCTTGTAATTTCTTTAAATGGAACAGGTCTTCCTAATGGCACGTTAGTTCCATTTAATATATCTGGAGCAAATGTTAGTGTTTTAGATTTTATAGGAATTTCTAGTTTGTCTGGAAATTTTTTAATACAAAATGATAAAAGTAAAGTAACTTTAAATATTGCAAACGACTTAAACACTGAAGGAACGGAAAGCTTTATTCTACGGTTAACTGGTTCTGGAAGAACAGAAAGCGTAGGATTTACAATATCAGATACATCACAAACCATTACTGCAAACGTTGCTGAATTTTATATTAAACCAGATAGACAAACTATAAATGAGGGAGAAACTGTAACATTTAATGTTTCCGCAGTAAATGTTCCTGTAGGTACAGTAGTTCCCTACGTATTATCTGGAATTCAAAATGCAGATGTGTTTAATGTTCCTACATCGGGGAATTTAATATTTGCAGCAAACAGTACATATGACACCACAGCAAATATTAAACTATCGCTTATAGTAGATGACATACTTGAAGGTATCGAAAACATAGTGATGTTAATATATCCTACCGGTGCTTACTCTCTACAATTAAGCGGAACAACCACAGTATTAGACGCAACATCTACTGCATCTAAAAATTTATTAGTTACTGCCAACAAGCAAAAAGTTATAGAAGGAGACAATGTAACTTTTACTGTTTCTACAACAAATATAAATGCAGGAACAAACTTATATTATAGAATAACTCCTTGGACAAGCTGGGATGTTCCTAATGAATTATTTCCTGCATCAGATTTAACTGCAAATGATTTTGTTGGACTAACATCCTTAACAGGTAGTTTTCCTCCAGTAACTGCGCCTGCTGCAAATGCTGTAACAAATACAACTTCAATTACTTTTGTTACCTATGATGATTATGTTTTTGAACCATCTGAGTATTTTTATCTAAGCGTATATGATAGTGCAAATTTAACCTCTGGATCCGGAATTGTAGAAATACTAGATTCAGGTAATACGTATCTAAGAAGTTTTTCTACTTTTTCTGGAAATGCAACAGTGACATTTTTAGAAACAGCAAACTTGTCAGCTATTGTAGGGGGAACTACTTATAGAGCCGGTGATTGGGAAGATACCCAAGGACAAGTATCAGACACAATGGTTATACAGGGGAAAACACCCTTTTCAGGTGACGATGCTGCAGTATATTATCAACCATTTTCTTACGTGGTTCGATCATCAAAATCAATTGAAGATTGGATGTTATCTGTAAAAAATATATTACATCCTGCAGGATTCGTTATTTTTAGTGAAATAAATAATGAGACAAGTCCCGATAAAATGAATTATGCTCAAGTAAAAGCTACAGAAGATTCTGAAATTTCTACATATTCACCAATTACTATAGATAGTATAAAAGCATCGTTAAATACAAGTTCTGCAAATTTAACTGCAGATATTGTATTTTTAGAAACCAATCCGCAATAAATAAATAGATGTCCAATATAATAACAAATCAATTAAAGATAAACAATTCTAAAAACTTCTTAGATAGTATTACGCTATCTAGCGGAAATTCTTTGTATATGTTTTTTGGTAAACCTAATAATTGGAAAGATGATTCTAACATACCTGTACCAAAAGATAATCAAGACAATGTCACAGAAATGTGGGATGAAATGGTTAGTTTGAAAAGAATATTGCCCGAAAATGTAATACACGTTGTTAAAAGAATAAATTGGGTTGCTGATACAATATACGATGAATATACAAATTTAGATGATATGTTATTTGAAAAACCGTTTTATGTACTAAACAGTGAATTAAACGTATATAAATGTATAAGTAATAACAATGGTAGGTCTTCTACGATTGAACCTACTGGTAGAAATTTTAATATTATTACATTAGCAGATAAGTACAGATGGAAATATCTATACAATATTTCAATCGGTAACAAATTAAAATTTTTAACAAATAATTGGATGCCCGTTTTAACAGATGAAGATGTTGCAGCAAATTCAAATAAAGGTTCAATTGAACAAATTAAAATTTTAAACGGCGGTATAGGATATTCTACACTCTCAAGCGTAATTATAAACGGAGATGGTCAAGATGCAGAGATAACTCCAAAATTGGATTTAGGGGTTATTTATGATTTCAACTATACAAATATTGGAACAAACTATAGACATGTTACCGGCGTTATCAATGATAGTACTGGTTCAGGAAAATATGCAAATATTCAAATTATAGTAAGTCCTATCAATGGGCATGGATATGATCCTGTATCTGAATTAGGATCGCATAGTTTAATGTTTAATTCTAAAACGGATTACAACGAAGGCTTCGGCGATTTTCCTGGCAATTTTTCATATAGAAAAATAGGAATAATAAAAAATCCAATAGATGCATATAATAATATTGCAAACGCTGCTACATTAAGCTCACTATCTGGAATAAATTTACAAACAGTAAATGGGACGTTTGCACAAAATGAATTTATTGAAGGTCGCACAAGTTTTGCAAACGCATATGTTGTCACTGCTAATATTACTGCAGGCAACGGATATATTAAATTTGTTAGATCGTTTGACCTAACTAGCAACTATATTAATTTTGACACTGAAGAATATATTATAGGCAAGACTTCTGGGGCAACTGCAAAAGTTGTTTCATCATTAGAACCCGAAGTTATGCCAAATAAAGGTGATTTATATTATATTGAACACAGAACCCCTGTCATTAGATCAACAAATCAAACAGATAATTTACACCTTGTAATAGAATTTTAAGGAAAAAGAATGGCAATCGACACAAGCGTATCACCATATTTTGATGATTATACAGAAGACAAAAACTTTCATAAGGTTTTGTTTAAACCTGGAGTAGCAATTCAGTCCAGAGAATTGAATCAAACGCAAACAATTTTTCAAAATCAAATTAAAAGAATTGGTGATTATCTATATACCGATGGACAAAAAGTAACAGGCGCAAAACCAAGTGTAAATCTTGACGCACGCACAGTGAGAATATTAAATAAAGATAGTACAAACGCTACTATAGATATTACTTTGTTTAAAGACAAATATGTTACCAGTAAAAATACAGATGTTGTGGGGTTGGTGGAATTTGTTTTTGAAAAGAACGATCCTAGTATAGGGGATCTACCATCTATTGTTATAAGTTTAAAAAGATTTAACGAATCAAACAATGGATTTTTTCCAGAAAAAGATATTCTTTATTTTCATGATACTTTATCAGATGCTTTAAATAATATTGGAACGACCCTTAATGCGGTCGTTGATTTAAATGTAACGAAAAATTCCAATTCAACAACAAGTAATTTTTCTAAAACTATAATATTGACAAGCGCAACTACATTAATTGAAGTTGGTGATCGTTTAGTGCATCCTGCATTAACAAAAGAAGTATATGTAACAACTATAGTAAGCCCTATTGAAATTGAAGTTGATGTTGCACCAGGAATATCTATAGGTAATGAAAATATACAATACGTTAAACAATGTACTTGCCCCACAATTATTCTTACACAGGATGTTGCATATTTTTATAAAAACGGATATTTAGTAAGATCAAATTTACAAAAAATAGTACCAGATAAAAATACAAATAGCCCATCAAAGGCAATTGGATTATATGTAACAGAACAAATTGTAACTAGTGCAGATGATGCATCTCTGTTAGATCCAGCAATAGGAAGTTCTAACTATTTTGCTCCAGGTGCTGATAGATTAAAAATTGACCTGTCTTTGGCAACATTTGATTTAACTGCTGATAGTAAAGCGGACACTACAGAAAATATTATTCCATTATTAACCTTTAGAAAAGGTCAAATTGAATATGTTACAGAAATTGACAGTGCAACAGAAATTCGAAAAGAACTGGAACAAAGAACGTATGACGAATCTGGAAACTACGTAGTTAAAGATTTTTTGATTACTCCTATTACTACATATGATGAAGATCCAAATCTTGTATTTAATGTATCAGGCGGTAAAGCCTACGTAGGTGGTAAGCAAATTATAACGACTTCTATCACCGAAATTAAAATTCCAAAACCTATTACTACAGATACAAAAACCGGGTATAACATTACTACAACTCAGGGTAACTATCTTAGAATAACGGATGTCAATACACAGGGCGGTAGTATGATTATACCGAAATCTGACACGTTGACCCAAGGTGAAATATATTTAGAAATGCACAATGTAGCAAATCCAACTGCCGCAAATGCTGCAAATACAAAAGTTGGGACATTGGTATTTAAAAATATAGAATATGATAGTTCTTTAGGAAATGCAGTTACACAAGTTAAGTTATTTTTTCATAATTTTGCATTGGTTAAAGAAGCTCCTGCAACTTGGGCAGATTGGAGTACAAAGTATAAAATATCTGTTGCAGATGGACAATATATTGCAACTGTATTTTATTCATCTCCTACTGCAAATACACTTTTAGGCAATTATGGAGTTAGCAGCACGCCTTGTTTTGCTCTATATAGAGAACCAGGAGTAGATGAAGTTGCATACTGGTATAACCAATGGACAATAAATGACGGAAGAGACATTGCAAAAACCAAAAAGAAATTTGCAGAAAGTCTGTTGAGTAATAGCGCAACATCCGATTATGCTAGAATGATTTCCAGCACTAAATCTTTTTATCAAGTTATTAACGGAAGTCCATTTTCAGATGGATTATTAAATGTAAATCAAGTTAAAAGTATTGTGGGTGTAAGTAATAGTGACACATCTCATTATACCGCAGCAACATATGCTTCTCCATTCTTTTATGCAAATATCTCAGCACAAGGTGTAGATTCTAGAAATAACTTAGTTGTTATAGATACACGCCCTTCAGATACAGTAATTTTCCCAGTAGGAAAAAAGGAATATTTAAAAACTTTAAAGAATATTCAAACAACATATTCTAGAGTTATTAGAAATGCCATATTTACTTCAGGAATTTATACTAAAACTCTATCATATCCAGAATCGTTTGCGTTAGGAGATGGAACAGTTGTTTCTAGTACCGCAAGAACAAATTTTATTATATCTGTAAAATCTGGAGCAACTGCTGCAGTTAACTATGGAATATTTAATTTTGAACAAGGAACAGTTACAATTTCTGCAGATTCTACTATTGCAACTATCAATATAGGAGATGCATCATTTTCGGGATTGGCAGATATAGAATTTTTAATTCAAGCTGATAATCTAACCCCTAGAACAAAAACTCTTGTAACAGATGCATCACAATTTATAAATGTAGTTACACCGGAAATTGATTATAGTTTGAAAATATCAGACGTGGCTACTATGTATGGTGTATACAAATTAGCAAATGCTAGCACATTTTTCGGGCAATGGCAAGCAAATGCATCTTACACCTATAATAACATAGTGGTAAAGAATGGCGGTTTATATTCTGCAATAATTCCATCATCAAATGTTACTGTAGTAAATTCTAATGCTTGGTCAATGGTAAATTCCACAATCAATAGTAGCTTTATTCTGAATGAAGGACAAAAAGATGGTTGGTATGATCATGCGTATATTAAGTATATAGGAGCAACTGCTAGAATTCCTGGAAATGTTTTGGTTGTATATGATTATTTTACTCATAGTGGAGATGGTCCTTGTACTGTAGATTCATATCCAGAAAGTTACTATGCTAAAATTCCAACGTATAAATCTGTTGTAGATTCTAGAGAATATAATTTACGAGATTGTTTAGATTTTAGACCTAAACGAATTAATGGAAGTAACTATTTAAATTTTGATACTGCTATATTTCCAACATCATATATAAACACAGAAGCAGATGTTACTTATTACTTGGGTAGAATTGATAGATTGTTTATATCAAAAGATGCAGTAAATTTTGATTCTCCTTACAATAGATTGTATATAGACAGCGGTGTAGAAGCAAACAATCCAGATTCAAAAATAGAAGTTGATGATAAATCTAGATTAGCAATTGCAACTTTAACAGTTCCTCCTTATGCTACATCTGCATTTGAAGTCGTTATTATTCCTGAAGATAATAAACGATTTACAATGCAGGATATTGGTCGTCTTGAAAAAACGACAATTGCATTGGATAAAGCAATTAGAATTCAATCAATAGAAATTGCAAATCTCAAATCACAAATTGTTAATGACAATGGTGATACATTATTAAAATCTGGAATACTTGTAGAAAATTTTTCAGATTTTAGTAAAGCAGATTTAGAAAATCCTAATTATAATATTGCAATTTCTACATCTGAAGGTCAATGTTATGCTTTATTTGAAGCACGACAAATAGAATTGACACTAACCTCTGCGTCCAATTATAGCTTTTATTCAGATTTAATAACAGCAAAATATACTGAAGAAGTATTCATAAGTCAAACTGAAGCAAATGGATCTATAAATCCAAATCCTGGCGGTATTGATGACCGGAGAGGACACGCAACCATTAGTAAAAGAAATAGTTATTCTTTAAACTTATGGCAATTCGGTCTTATAGCTGCGGGATTAGCAGTTGCGGGATTAGCAATATATAATTATTTTGCAGCAACAGCTGCATTTGTTGGATTATCTACAACTGGATCCATTATAGCGTCTGTTGCCGCAGCAGCATCTACAGTGTGGGCAGGACTTGTTGCCGCCGGTAGTTATATTGCTGCTGGGGTAGGATACGTAATAAGCGCAACTGGAGGATTAATTGTAGCTGGAGCAAATGCTGTAGCAGGATGGATAGGTGCGAGTTCTGTCACTACCTTGGCAGCTTCAATACCATACGTGGCCGCAGCAATTGCGATATACTACGTAGTTGATGCTATTGCCCCAGGTGTAACTAAAGTAATTAAAGATGTTGCTAAAGCTGCTGTTAATGTAGTTAAAAATGTAACTAAAAGTGTAGGAAACGCACTTAAGAAAATATTCTCAGATATTAGAACAAAAGAAAATATTGTGTTTGTGCGCAAATTAAAAACAGGCATTAACTTATACAGATTTGAATATAAAAAAGAATTTAAAGATTTACCGTATGCAGGACATGGAATATTCCACGGTCTAATGGCACACGAAGTTGAAAAGGTATATCCTGCAGCTGTTACTGTACATAGCAACGGATATAAAATGATTAATTATTCATTACTAGGAATTTAACAAATGGCAACCAATGCAACAGCTGCAGAAAAAACTAAACTAGATTCATTGTATGCTGGTACTGAGATGATGCGATTTGGCGTCAATCAGATGCCACCAAATACAAGGATTTATATCTATTGTAATGGAGTAGATATTACTCCATTCTGTGCCCCAGCAATTGTTGGTGCAAATGTAGGAGATCCGATTGTAACGAATCAATTAGGAAATGCATTAGGATGGTTATATATTCCTAGTACAGATGGAATATATAAATTCTTAGTTGGTGAAATTTTATTAACTTTTTCAGATAGTGCGACAGGAGTTGAAAACTCTAAATATATATCTGAAGCAACGTTTTATAATCACGGATTGAACATTGTAAATACTGAAATTGCAGGAACAGTAGCTTTAAGATCAACTGAAAAAATAAAAACAAGTCCTCTAGGTAATACCTTAGAAGTAAATACTACACAATTAAGATTAGATCCTTTGGCTCAAACATTTTTTGTAGATGCAGTAAAATATCCGTTAGGTATTTATTGTACCGGGGTTACTCTTTTTGTTTATGAAAAAGATCCGGTTTATCCTTTGGCAGTTGAATTGAGACAAGTTATAAATGGTACTCCTTCAACAACTGAAGTAATATCAGGAAGTTTTGCTATATTGGAATCTGCAGATATAGGTACATATGATACAGTTTCCGGCAAAGCTCCCGCTACAAATTTTACATTTCAGCATCCAATTTATTTAAGACCAGCAGAATGGGCATTTTGTGTAATGACTAAATCTGCAAGATATAGTTTATTAAGTGCAACGAATGGAAACGGAAAAACAGTAAAAACTCCTTTTGCCGGTAGGGTATTTAAAGCTCAAAATACTGGTGCTTGGGTAGGAACAGATAATGAAGATTTAACTTTTATTCTTAGAAAAGCAGTTTTTGAAACAGGAACGGTTGTAATTGAAGCAAAAGCAGTATCAGTAAAAGATACAGCGATAGAATATAACAGACTTAGATTATTATCTACGGCAGTGGAATTTGCAGATACTGCATCAGTTAAATATAGAATAAAAACAACTACTGCTGGGTCTAGAGAAGCTTCGGAATATCAAGAAATACAACCGGGGGTTAATGCAGATTTAACTGGGCGTCAAGAAATTACTAAAGATGGCGATGTAACTTTACAAATTGAAATTACATCAAAATCTAAAGATATATCTCCTATGTTGGATAAGCAATTATTACATGCGCAAGTATTCAAAACTTTTATTGAAGAGTATAGTGAAGAAGTTTCTGCAAGCGAATTAAAACCAACAGGAGGCATGGCTGCTGCTAGATATATTAGCAAACCTGTATCTTTAGCAGAAGGGTTTGATTCGACCGGGTTAGAAGTTAAAATAGATATAAGTCGCCAGATTGGAACAGACGTAGAAGTATTTTGTCGAGTAGTTGCAAGAACAGACGGCTCAGTAGCTAATGGTATCTATGATAAATATTGGATTAAAATGCCATTAGTTTCTCCAGACGTAAAAACATTTTCGGGAACTGAAGAAATATTTAGTACAGAAACTTATAGAATAATGGAACCAGATTTAGGTTACACTGTAACTACCGGAAGTATTGTAGCAAAATATGAAGAATTTGGTGTGTACCAAATAAAGGTTGTATTCTATTCTAACAATCCTGTGTATCAAGCTAAATTAAATTCACTATCTGCAATTTCATTAATATAATGAATCCCGGATATATTCCAATAGAAAATGAACCCGGATTCGTGAAGGATCCTATATCTTCGGCAATACTAAATACTGATTTGAACGTTTTGCGAGAATATAAACAAAAGAAAAAGCAAATCAAACAAATTGCTTCAATGCAAGAGGAAATAAATATGTTGAGAACCGAACTAGAAAATATTAAAACTCATCTTAAAATAAGTTAAGAAAATGCCAACATCTAAAAATCTATCGAACGTAAATATTGGAACTGCTGCTAATAGCGGGGATGGTGATATATTACGAGAAGCATTTAGTAAAATAAATGATAACTTTAATTCCGTATATACCAACGGACAATATATTGCACCCGGCGACGATACAAAATTAAATCCTGGGTATTCCTGGGCAAATGATAAAGATACCGGTATGTATCGGTATGGTTCGGGTAAAATTGGATTTTCACTAAACAATCAAGATTCTCTTATACTAAGCGAAACAGGATCGATACAATGGTTTGGAAAAGAAGTATCAACGCAGGATTATGTTCTAGCTCAACTAACTAGTTTTACTGGCGGAGTATCTGCAGCAAATATTGTAGTAAATACTGGTGCAAGTAACGTGTCTGTTACTGTAAATGGTGTTCCTGTAGTAGCATCATTACCTACAATAGGAAACTCACAAGGAAGAATAGTATTTTACAATGGCGACATTTGGACTTATTCAAATTATCCAATAGGCAATGGTGGCGGTTTAACTGCAGATTCTTCTATTGCGAGAGAAGCAGGTTCTGATTCTAGATGGGTTAGATTTAGAGGCGATCAAGCAGTATCAATAGGTTTAGTTAGACCACCCACTGCTGCAGAAGGAACTACATTTTATGAAACAGGCAATG